GAAGCGATGGACTACACCGGCGCAGGTAACCACCCCGCCGTTGTCAAGTTTCTCGCTCGCGTGGCTGCCCGGTTGACCGAAGGTGGACCGGTGCGCGGCGGTGGGCCAAGTCAGGAAGGTATGATCCGTCCTGGTGAAGGCAGGCCGTCGGCAGCGCAAGCCATCTATCCAAACTTACCATCAAACAGAGGATAATAGGAGACTAACTAATGGCTACGATCGGCAATACCGCAGTAACCTACGCCGATTGGGCAAAAAGGATGGACGACGGCTACAAGGTCGCTCGGATCATCGAATTGCTTTCGCAGACCAACGAAATCCTGGAAGACATGTTGGTCGTCGAGGGCAACTTGCCCACCGGTCACAAGACCACCATCCGCACCGGCCTGCCGCAGGCCACGTGGCGCTTGCTCAACTTGGGTGTGCCAAACGCCAAGTCGACCACCGCGCAACTGGTCGATACTTGCGGCAATCTCGAAACCTACTCGGTGATCGACAAGGACATTGCCGACTTGAACGGCAACACCGCGGAGTTTCGATTAAGCGAAGTCAAAGCCTTCCTCGAGGGTATGTCCCAACAGGTAGCTGCGACCCTGATCTATGGCAACCAGTTCACCAACCCGGAAAGGTTTACCGGCCTTGCCCCAAGATACTCCACCGTCAGCACCACCAACTCCAATACAGCTTTCAATGTTCTCGATGGCGGAGGCACCCTTTCAACAAACACTACAATCTGGGTCGGGGTCTGGGGCGACGATACCTTACACGCTACGTTTCCAAAGGGGAAAATCACAGGACTCCAACATAGAGATATGGGGGAATGGCCTGTTCTTGATACAAGCTCCAACACCTACCAAGCTTATCGTGACCATTTCAAATGGGAAATTGGGCTTGTCCTTAGAGACTGGCGTTACGTCGCTCGCATCTGCAACATCGACGTCACTCAGCTCACCGGCGTGTCTGCAGCCAACCTGATCAACCTCCTCATCCGAGCGTTGTATCGCCTGCCCACTGCCCCGGTCTCGGCAACCGTCGTCCAGACCTCCGACACTCCAGAAGTCCGGGCCAATATGGGGCGCACGGTCATCTACGCCAACCGTGTCATCCGCACTTACCTCGACCTTCAGGCAATGAACAAGACCAACGTCTTGCTCCGCATCGAAGAGTTCGACGGTAAGCCGATCACCACGTTCAGGGGCATCCCGGTAAGAACCTGTGACGCCATACTGAACAACGAACAACGCGTCGTATAGGTGCAACCATGATCCTTGACAACCTTCTCATCTTCACTGGCGGGACCACTTACGGTGTTGGCACGCTCCCTATCGGCCAAGCAATAACGGCTACTGCTACCAGCACCAACATCATCGACCTCGGTCCAGGACCGACCAATACGGCCCTGCCGCCCTCGCAAACCACCCCGAACGTCCAACCGATCCGCGACATCGGCATTGGCGACGATCCGGCGATGAAGCTCCTCGTCATGTGCTTGACGACCTTCACCACCGGGAACGGAAACTTTTCGGTTGCGCTGCAAGGCGCGCCGGATAATGGTTCGGGTGGTGCCGGGTCCTTCACGACCTACTACACTTCGCCAAACTACACCATCGCCGGCGGGACGCTCAACGCAGGGCAGCGGTTGATGGATATGGACATGCCTCGTCCACCGGCAGGCGTAGCCGAGCCGAGGTTCTTGCAAATGAACTTCACCAACTCTGGCACCAACTTCGCGACCGCGACGATCTTTGCCGCGATCGTGATCGATCGTCATGACCAAGTCTACAACGCAACCAACAACGCAATCCTCGGCGGCTATCCTGCCGGGGTCGTGATTGCAAACTAATGCGCCCGCAAACCTTTGCTGGCTTGGTAGTTGGGGCTGCGCTTGCAGCCCTGGCTATCATCTACGGGGTACGGGCCCAGCCAGTAGTCCAGAACACTTTCTCCGGCAATGAATGCTGGAACGCAGGTCAAGGTCCTGGTGGACCGTCATCCTTTGTTTGTAGCCAGGGTCTGCGTGGTGCTTCCAACAACCTTCCGATGACCATCGCTGGAGCATTCACCGTCGGTGGTACTTCGGCAAACACAACCCCGAACAACACCAGCACTCTCCAATATGGTGGCACGTTACTGATAACCGCTGCACCGTCTACGGCCGCAGTAACCATGCCACCCAATCCACTCATGGATGGGATAATCGTCGGCATCTGCAATGTGACCGCTGGTGCGTTCGTAAACACTCTCACTGCGACTGCGAACACTGGCCAGACAGTAAATGCTGGTGGCGCGTTGGCCACTCTGGCCGCTTTCACTTGCGGCACTTTCCAATGGAACCTCGCCAACGCAACATGGTACAGAACACGATGAGACAGTACCTCTACGCGCTTTTGGTTGTGCTGATGTCGGCGTCCCCGGCGTTGGCACAACCAACCATCATCGGCCCGGCGCAGACCGCGATCTGCAACCAAATCACCTCCCTCGCAGTCGGCCCGACCACCATCACCACCGCGATCGCAGGCGTCGCCGGCAAGTCGATCTTCGTCTGCGGTTGGCACATCACCAATACCGGCGCTACCGGCACCTTCACCCTGACCATCGGCTCTGGCGCAAACTGCGTCACCAGCCCAACCGTCATCGTGCAGGCGGCCAATGTCACCTCGACCGCGCCATCCGCGGACCACGTCGAATACGCCACGTCGCAGATCCCGGCAGGGCAGTCGCTCTGCGTCACGTCGAGCGTGGCGACGATTGCCTATGTCTTTTGGTTCTCGCAGTTCTAAGCGAAGGAGGAATAAATGGCCCGATGGCGCTTACTCGAACCCCACTACCTCCTAACCGACCCTCCCAACAAATGGGAGTATATCGAAACCGATCGCACGACCGGCCGCCAGATCCGCAAACAATACGAGGTCCCCACCTACTTCCACCACGAGATCGAGGCCGATTGGACCGACAAGGTCGCAGGGGGAGTCTTTATCTCCAATGGCAATGGCGCCCACCCCACCGACGTCATCTTCAAAGGCGAACCAACCCCCGGCATGCTGGCGCTGGATGATGAAGCCAAAGCGATCTCCTCCAAATACACCAAGACCTGGTCCCTGATGGACAAGATGTACGATGTCAACAGCCCAGGCGACTACGGCACCCAACTCGCTGATCACTTCGCGCAGCAGCAAGACAAGGTCAATATGCAAATGTCGCAGCTGGCGCAGCAGAACGCGGAGGGCTTCAACGACTTCATGAAAACCATGACCGCCATGATGGCGCAGAACCAAAAGATCCTCGAAATGCTGGCGATGAAATCCGCCGGTGTTGAGCCCGTTATCGACAACCTCGAACCCCTCGGAGAGCCTGATGCCCCCGAAAAGCCAAGTGGAAAAGATAATCCAAGACCTGCAAGGGCTAGCGCAGGCGCTGGGCGGCGTATCTGACCTTGGCGAAGCCACCTCGCGCGCGAAAGCGGACCTCGAGTCCGTCAAGCAGATGCTGACTCAAGCGAAGGCCGAGCTGGCCGAAACCACTGCCGGCCTCACCCGCGCACAGGTTGAGAACCAGCGCCGCTACGAACTCGACATGTTCAACAAGCAAGGCGAGCTGAAGAACCTGACCGAGCGAGTCGAAGCGCTGCAAGCGCAGGCCAAAGGTCTCACTGAGGAACTCCGCTCCAAAGGCGTGCAGATGCAATCCATCGAAAGCGCAATGAACGATGCACGACGTAGGCTGGCCGGATGAATCACTACCGTCTGGAGATTCCACTTGGTATCTTCTACAAGCCAGTCGACGCCTCCACCTCAGGAACAGTTGTGGTCGGCGTGGCAGGAAAGCGAATCGTCGTTATATCTGCATCAATTATTGTTAGCGCGAACGTTACTCTCCAGTGGTTTACCTCTACCGGACTGGTTGAGCTTACAGGTCCACAATCCATCACCACGACAGGAGGCTACATCCTGCCAGCCAATTTCGGAGGCTGGTTCGAGACCGCATTCGGAGACTCGCTGGTGCTGAACATCTCCCCAAGCATGCCAGTCGGCGGCTGCATCTCTTACGTGCTGGATGGACCATGACCTTTCTCAAGACTTCTCACGACGGCGAGCTGATGCTCGACCACCGCGCCTCGCCAGGCTTCACCCCTGAGCAGGCCCGCGCGCTTGGCTATCCTGCGGAGCTGGTCGGCCAAGGCAAGCAGATGCACGCTCCAACCCTCGGCTGCCCGCATTGCGGCTCGCACGTCATGCTCAATCCGATGCGCAAGCGCCCGCGCGCGCACTGCTACCAATGCAACCAATATATCTGTGATATCTGCGACCAAACGCGACATGAGTCCGGCTACGTGCACCGGAGCATGAAAGAAATCCGCGATCTGCTTGCGACCGGCAAATGGGAAATGCACGGGACGATGAGTCGGCCACTCCTGGTCCCTAAATAGAGGAGAGATGCAATGGCTAAGAGAATCTTTGCTACACAAGGCGCAATTGGCGGACTCAATCCTTTGGGGTCGGCCGCCGCTACTGGGACTTTCATGTCACTGCTTATTCCGTCAACCTCGGCTACGGCGGCGTTGTGTGATGTATTGGAGGTCTTGCTCTCCGGCACAGCAGCAGCGTCAGCGATCGGTGGCTTCTTTCTGGTGCGGGCGTCGACATTAGCGACAGGGACGGTAACCACGTTGGTCAACCCGAACTCTGACGGCGGCGCGATTTCGAGCATTACCGCCTTGGCTCAGCCAGTCGGCGCTTCGATCGCTTTTGGCACAACGCAGCCCACGCTCTCCAGCGCCGTGACCGACGCCAAGCTCAATCTCGGCCTCAATACCTTCGGTGGGATTATTCGGTGGAATGCGGCTCCCACCCAACAATGGCAGCTGTCCGGAGTGGCAGCCCCTGGCGCCCAAAGCGTTCTGTCAAACATAACCGGCGGCGGTGCGCAGGCCACTACGGTCAACGCTCACATCATCTACGAGCCGTACTGAGATGCGCCATGCCACGCTTGCGGGTTATCTTCCTGGCAGGGACGCCAGACGATCCGAACACATGGCAGGCCGCGTTATGGGCTGACGTTCCGGCTGCGCGGCAAACTTTCTATGCCAACTCGGGCGCCAAGTCGGCGTGGTCGGGCGCGACTGCGACTGACAACACCAATCTGCAAAGTGGAGTAATGGTCGAGACTGTCATTACGCAGCGGGTGCCGCCCGGCACCAGCATTGCGCAAATCGAGAACTTTCTTGCGCAACAATGGACCAACTATCAGGACACTATTAACAACGCCAACCCATGGGTTCATTACGGTTCGACCTGGGATGGCACAACTTGGACGGTGCTGACCAATGGCTAACAGGGGCGTATGGTCATTATTTGGTTCGAACCCGACTACGGTATTGTCTGGTGGGACGCTAAATGCTCTCGGCAGTGCTACGATGTCGGCGGCATCGGCAACTTATGCCAATCAAACCAACCTTGATCTCTACTGCGATATCGAGGTCTTTTTAGATACGCTGTCGCCGGGAACCAATCCCTATGTAGACATCTACATCCTGGTTGCAGTTGATGGCACCAACTTCCCGGCGCAAAGTGCAGCGGACTTGCGCCTGACCTCGACGCAGAAGTTCTGCACAATTCCAATTGGCACGACGGCCTCGACCACCCAACGCGTTGCTGTTCGCAATCTCCTGCTGCCCCCACAACCAGTGCAGTTCAAGCTTGACAATCAAACCGGCGTTGCATTGGCAGCCACCAACAACAACACCGTCAAGATCGACGCCTACAGCTACAACTTGAATGGCTGAGCAATGGCGCGCGATATACAAGCCAATATTTCTAGCGCTAATCAAATTCTAATTGGCACGTCGGCACTTTTTTGTCCTCCCAAAGTTACCGTTTCTTTCTGGTTCAACCAGAGAAGTTTTGCCACGGTTGGGTTTAACCGATATATTTCAAAAATAGATAATGGCGGGACCGAGATATATCAGATCACATCGAATGCCAATTCCGCACAGTTGATCTATTACACCGAAAATGGCGGCAATAGTGGAACGCAAGCAAGCATAAGCCTCGGTGTATGGCACCATGTTGCGTTTTCAAACGATCCCTCAAATGTCAGTCAGGGCAAGGTTGCTTATCTTGATGGTGTGTTGGATCTCGGTCCCACCACCAGTGGCAGCATGCCGGCAGCGCAAACTACCAATCCGCTCAAGATAGGTAATTATTCTGCCGGTACGGCTTCCGCTGTTGATGGCTCATTGGCCGATGTGGCGATCTGGAATGCCGCGCTGACAGTTAGCGAAATGCGCGAGCTATATTATGCAGCAAAACGACCCTATCAGATACGACCGCAAAGCTTGATTGGATATTGGCCACTCGATGGCTATGGCGCACAGGCGCTGGATCGCAGCATTTATAGGAACCATGGCGTTGTGACCGGCGGCATTTTTGTACCGGGACCGCCCCGTCTTGGCGACCAGCCGATTCTCTTGCCACTGCCTGATCCAAGCTTTGTGATGGCGCCAATAAATGCTCCACTACCGCCGCCTCCCTTTATTCTCATGCCACAGATCGTGATGTAGGAGAGAGATATGTCACGCCAGTACTTTGGCGATGTTCTGACCGAACCGATCGGCTCCGCCTATACGACGATCGTCGCCACCACGGAGACGGTGCTGATCCCCACTGCGTTCACTCCAATCAACGCCATGGAGCCACGCGCTGGCAAGGTCTATGAATTGATCGTCGGTGGTACTGTCACCACTGGCACAGCGGGAACGTTGACCATCACGCCACGCTTTGGCACGACGATCTCCGGCACTGGTATCGGTGCTTCGCCAGTGCAGAACTACGTCCCCTCGATCACAACCGCGCCATTCCTATTCCGCTATTACCTCGTTATCCGCTCGGTCGGCCTGACCGGCGCTAACTCAACCGTGGTCGGCTATGGCAACTGGTCATCCGGTGGTGCGATTGCGACAGCTGCGAGCGAAACCGCAGTCGATGTCGGTACTGTCGGCGCGGCAGTGTCGGTCGACACGTCGATCGCGCAAGCACTGTGGATCGGTGTGACCTTCTCTGTCGCACCTTCGGTCATCCCCAACTTCCATGTCTGGAGATCGCTGAACTAACATGCCGATCGGTCGTAGTGGTCCACATGGAGCTACCGGCGTCGGCTTTCTGGCGCAGCACCAGTTCTATAACATCTTCTCCGTCGACTCGGGACCGTTCATCTTCCGCCCGCCAATCAAGGGCCTGCCCGAGCAACCCTATCCACCCAACGCATTCCAGTCCTGGACCTATTCCTACAATCTTAATCTCATCGGTCAGGATCGCTTTCCTTCAGGCGAGCGGATCTATGACCGGCCAGTTCTGGCCGTTCCATCGCCGCCGACCGCGCTGACGTGGACAGGTGCCTTCCCGCCATTCTTAATACCACCACCAGCCACCAATGTAATCTTCCGACCATATTGGCGAGGACTGCCGGAGCAACCACCCCAACCATTAATTCAGCAGGCCGCGTTCCAATCCTGGAATGTGCTTTATGGGGCTGTTCAAGCGCCATTCTCACAAAAAGATTGGCCCATCCCACAACAGCCTTGGCGACTCGATCAGACTTGGACTTGGTCATACAACCTCAGCCTCATCGGCAAAGATCAATTGCCGGTGGGCGAGACCCGCTATGAGTTGGCGCCTTCGCAACTCCCACCCGAGCAAGTCCAGCTCCATTCCTGGCAGTGGTGGTACAACCTCAGCCTCATCGGCAAAGACCGGATGCTGGCTGGCAAGCAAGTCTGGGAGCTGGCGCCTTCGCAACGTGTACCGGAGCAAGTTCAACTTCACTCTTGGACTTGGTCTTACAACCTCAACCTGATCGGCAAAGATGCGATTATTAAAAGCTCGCAGGTCTATGACCTGGCGCCGATCTGGCCACCCTACATCAACCACCTGCGCACTTGGACCTGGCAATACAACCTCAACCTCATCGGCCAGGATCGTTTCCCCACCGGTGAGCAGGTCTGGGAACGTCCGACGCTGCCAATCCCGCCGGCACTGACTTGGCTCGAAGGCCCGCAGTACGAATTGATCGCCAAGCCATTCCTGCAAACCGATTGGCCACTACCGACCCAACCCTATCGCCTCGAACAGACTTGGGTACGCGGCTACACTCTCAGCTTAATCGGCCAAGATCAATTGCCATTCCGGCAGCTGGATTGGCCGCTGCCACAGGTCGCTGGACAGCCAACGCTATCCTGGATTGACCCATCCAAGATCTGGCTCACTGCGCCGGTCCTTAACATCAGCATCAGCCAATACTGGGATCGGCCACAGCTACCAGTTCCGCCAGCCAGGTCTTGGGAGTGGTGGTACAACCTCAACCTGATCGGTCAAGACCAACTGCCAAAGGGCGTGCAGTCGACCGAACTACCTCCGAGAGACTTCAGCCGCCTATTCCAGACTTGGATCTCCTCGGTCAACGCCGCGCTGGTTGTTACCCCGCCGGTCCTCGA